CGCCCGCGTCCAGGGCTTGTTCTTCGTCGGCTTCCTGGGGGCGCAGAAGCGGCGCACCAGCAGCTTGCCGCGAGCCATCTTGCGCTGCTCGCCCGGCAGGCCGATGACCTCGCCGCACTTCTCCAGCTTGCCGGGGAGCGCGAGGCTGTAGGCGAGAGCCATCACGTCCATCCAGCGCCAGATCGGGACGTGGATTCCGAGGACGTGTTCCGTGATCGCCATCTCGAAGGGCGCGTTCCAGGCGGCGATTGTGACGAACGGGTCCTGGAGCGCGTCGTAGAGATCGCGCGGCATCGTGGCGATGAGTTCGTCCTGGGTCAGGCCGGGCTCGGGAACCCATTGCTTGATCTCGCCCTCGGACCAGCCGTAGGCGAGCATCAGAATCTCGGTCGAGGGGTGGCGGGCGTAGCGCGAGGCCCCGACCTTCGGTAGATCGGCCTCAGAGTAGGTCTCGTAGTCGATATGAAGGACGCGCTTGTGGGGAGGCGCGACGCGAGTCTCCGCGATATTCTGAATGTATCGGTCTATGAAACTCACGTCGCTACTGCCCCTCAAGAAAGAAGGTCGCCAACGGTCAACCCAGGAGCGCGTCGATCTCCGGGTCCGGTTCCGGCCCGAGAAGGTCCGCGATCGAGGGCGATTTCGGAGAGCGTTTCCGCGAAGGTCGAGATGAACTCTGCCGCGAGGGGCGCGACGATGGCGTTTCCGTAGGCGCGCACTCGTCCCACCCTGCCGGGAGACCCATGAGCCAGCGGGAATGTGCCGGGTTCAACAGCCCGCCATCGGGGGCCATCAGGGTCCGCGCACAGAAGCCAGTCAGCAGCACCCCAGAAACCGTTAACCGGGCCGGGCCGGTCGGGTGCGAAGCCGCCGCAAGAGTCGGCCTCGCCGCTCCGCCTAGGGTCGTTCCCCGCTTCGGGGCCTTGGCCGCGGCGTTCGCCCCCTTCACCTGAATGTTGTCCTGCGTCGTAAACGTCGGCCAACCCGCCAGCGTCGCCGCCTGAATCAAGTCCTGCGGAGAACCCTTCCGGTTGATCTCCGTCATCACACCCTCCGGCGTCCGCAAGTTCTTCAAGCCGTCGGAGGCTCGGGTCGTGGGCCACGCCGCCAGCGCCGCCTGCCGGGGAAGCTGGTCCGTCCGCTTCCGCCCGTCCGCCGCGACCAGCGACATCCCAGGAGTGTCCTTGTGGTCTCTGGTAGTCGCCGTAACCCATCCCGCGCAGGCCACATCCAGGATCGTAGGCACCGAAGTAGAGCCTTTGGCGGATGTGCGGAGCGCCGACGCCCGGTGCGCAGAGATCGAAAGCCGTCCCGGCGTAGTGCGCTCCTTCCAGGTCAGCCGATACAAGGTCGAGCCATGCAAGTCCGTCGTTCGACGCAACCTGCTCTCCAACGACGACCGGAGGTCGGCAGACTTCGATGAGGTGAAACCAGTCGGGCCAAAGGTGCCGCTCGTCGTCAAACCCGCGCTTCGAGCCTGGCGAGGCGAAAGGTTGGCACGGGCACGATCCGGTCCAGATTGGCCTGTCGTCGGGCCACCCGGATAGCCTGGCGGCGTGAGACCAGACGCCGATCCCGGCGAAGAAGTGGCATTGGGTGAAGCCTCGGAGATCGTCTGGGCGGACATCGCTGATACTCCTCTCGTCAACCTCTCCTGGGGCGATGTGCCCCGCAGAGATCAGATTGCGCAGCCACGCGGCGGCGAACGGGTCTATCTCGTTGTAGTAGGCACCCGCTTCCAACTTGTTCAGGAAAGGTGCGCTTTCAGTGGAATTCATGGACGCGGCTCCTCGCGCGATTGCTTTGGACCGGCCCCTGGCGTGTCTTGGCGCACCTACCAGGGGCCGGGAACCGCACCAGGGCTATGCCCGAACAGGCGCGGCTCTGCGGGCGGGGGGAAACCAGAAAAAACCCCGCCCGGTCTCAGGCTCAGTCGAGCATGTCGTCCTCGCCCTCGTCCTCATCGAGGTCATCGAGGTCGTCCAGGATCGAGTCATCGACCGGCGGCGCGCCGAACGGCTCGCCGTTCTCCACGAAGCGGACGAGTTCGAGCGAAGCGAACAGGCCCTTCGAGCCGCCGTTTTCGGTGCCGTAGAGGCGCAGGATGGCCTCGACGTAGCAGCCGCCGTAGAAGGGGCTGTCATCGAAGTCCACGCGGGTCTTGTTCCGGTGACGGAGATCGACAGGGCGCTCGTTCGACGCCTTGATGATCTGCATGTCCTCGTAGCCCACTTTCACGTTGCCTTCGTCGTCAACGGCATCGTTTCCGTCGAAGAAACAGCAGCGGCCTTCCTTGTATTTGAAGCCGGTTTTCTTCCACTTCTTCTCCTCGGCGGCGGCAATGGCGGCCTTGATCTTCTTGACGTTGGCCTTCCCGGCCTTGGTCGTCGGGTCGATGATGAACGCCGCCGAATACTTCGGCTTGGCATCCTCGTTCGCTTTCTGCTTCTCGGTCAGGTGCGGGTAGCTGAGGCGGACGCTTTTCAGGTAGACTTGGGTGGGATCACTCATGGTTGAAAAATCCTCTATCGTTTTACGTTTGACGGTGCATCGTCGGTTCGTTGGCCTCGCTCTCAGTCAAGATCGTCTAGGATGTCGTCGTTTCTGATCGCGGGTTTCGGGTCATCCTGGGAGACCAGGACGGGTTTGCCCTCGGCCTGGGTCCACAGCGACTCCATCTCGCCGTGGGCAGACTTCGGGATCACCTTCTCCGCTTGCGTCGGAGAGATGATCTTGGGGGCCTCGAAGATTTCAGTCTCCGTGGCGTGTTTCAGCAGCCACTTCTCAGTGGCCTCGGTGTCGATCCATTCCTTTCGGCCCCGACGGCCCCTGCTCGCCTTGAGGCCGGGAGTCGGAAGTCCCTTGATCGCGTCGTCCAGGACGCGCCCATAAACGGCATCAACCCACTTCTTGATGAGGTCGGCGTTCTCGGCAACGCGCGCCCGGCGCTCGGGCGTGAACAGATCAGCGTCCGCCAGAGTGAGTTCGTCGCCGTCGAGATCGTCCAGCAGAAGGTCCATCTGGGCCAAGCTGAACCGGGCATACTCTGGGCAGATTTCCTTGGCCGGGCAGAAGCGGCATTGCTTCTCACCAGCAGAAAGATAGGGGTTCTCCGCGTGGACGGCCTCGTAGGCCCGGCGCAGGCGCTCGCCGTGCTGGAGCAGTTCTTCGAGACCGACCCGCCATTCGCCACCGCCACCGGGCGCGCGGGGCTGGTCGATCACCAGAAGGAACTGATCGGCCTTGGTCTCGTGCCGGGCCACGTTGTCCCAGAAGCCGAGCGCGTAGGTCATAAGCTGCTCGTTACGCTCCGGGGAGACCGGCACGCCCGCGCCATATTTCAGGTCGTTGATTATGATGAGATCGCGGTCGATGATCCCGACATCCAGCGTGCCGAACTGATCGGGCAGCCAGCGGTCGAAGCTGACGCGATACTCGTTCACCAGGCGGCCAGGCCGCTCCTGAACCCACTCGATGCCGGGCCGCAGATATTCGATCATCTCGTCGTCCACGAAGAACTCGAACCCGTCGGCCTTGATCGTGTCGCCCAGGAAGTCCTCCAGGTCGAATCCGTGGGCCAGGACCAGTTCGCGGACGTGGTGGGCGACCGTGCCCTCCGCCGCGTAAACGCTGTCCCGCGACTCCTCGATGTCGTCCGAAAGCTGGACGGAGCCGGGGCAGCGAAGCCACCGGGGGGCCGAGGAGGGGGAGAGGCGAGCGTGGGCGGAGGGCATGGCTTACTGCTCTCCCCCGATGACCGCGCTGAGGTAATCGTCGCACTCGGCGAACGACCACGGGATGCCCGCGCTGTCGCAGTCCAGGTAGAACACGAAGCGGACCCGCTGGTTCGTGTTCAGGCCGCGGACCGTGCAGGGACCCAGGTGGTCTAAAGCCCGCTGCGCGTGTGCCAGACGGTTATGGTCCTCTCTCAGGTATTCCCTGGCGACATCTTTGGCCTGTTCGGACGAGACGCCGGGGCGGACATCGGGGATGTCAAGCGCCTGCTGCTCGGTGGCATGGGGGGCGACGTGCCGGGTGCTGGCGAACACGGGCTTGAGGCCAAGCGCGTCCTCATACTCCCGCAACATGCGGTCCACGGTGCGCCGCTCGGTATCGTTCAGGCCCAGGTCATCGAAAGCGTTCTCCCAGAACTCCCCGCCGGGGCCGTAGGTGCCCACGACGGCGGCCTTGAAGGTCTCCAAGTCGTGCCGGTTGTGCAGAACGTCGTCCGCCTCAAACTCCATCTTCTCGCTGGCGTGCCCGCCTTCGATGCCGCCTCGGCCCTTGATGCGGATGATGAAGCCGCCGAGAGAGCGGATCGCGTCGGCCTCGTTCGGGAAACGGCAGTCATCAACAACCACGGAAACCCCGAGGCCCATGAGCCGGTTGATCTCGCGAATGGCGGCGTTGGCCCACAGGTCCGCGAAAATGGTGTCGCGACCCCACTCTGTCCCGAGAGTCTGCATCGCATACCGAGGCGTCTGGTCGCCCAGCAGCGGGTCCGACTCCTGCTTCCGGGGGCCTTCGATCCGCCGCTTTATCTCCGACGCCGGGAGCCCGGCGTGTTCGTATAAGGCGGCCATCATTGCCTTGAGCGGCGCGGCGAAGCTGACGCGGACAAAGCCGGTCTCCACCAGAGCCGAGGCGGCGGTGGATTTGCCGCTGCCCGCGAGGCCCGTGAGCGCAATCAACTTGGGGGTCATGTAGCACCTTTCGGTTCATGTTTTGGACGCAGGAGGAGCCGCTGCCGACTCTGGCGGGGGTGGGGTGAGGGGGCGACAGAGGCCCCTCCTGCGGGCGGCCCCGCTTGCGCGGGAACTCAGATCAGTCGAGAAGCGCGTCCTCGATCTGACCGTCGATGGCGGACAGCTTGGCCTTGGGATCGGCAATCCAAGCCTTGATGTAGGTAGCCAGCTTGGCCCGATCCTCGTCGTCCGAGACCTCGGACAACTTGGCCGCGCCGAGGTGCTTGAGCGCCGCCGCGAAGTTCGCCTTGTTGGCGTCGCGCTCGTCCTCATCGTCCGCCGACATGAACTCTTTCGCGAGGGCGCGCAGATCGACGGGGCTGATTTCCTTCACGACCTCGAAGTCTCCCGACGCCTCATTTTCGTCGGCTTCGGCCTCCGCCGCCTTCGCGGCTTCCTGTTCGGCCTTTTTCTTGGCCGCCGCTGCCTTCCTCTTTTCGGCAGCCTCGGCCTTCTTCTCGGCCTCGGCCTTCGCGGCGGCCTCCTCCGCGGCCTTATCCGACGCGGCTTCGCCCGTCGATTTCCCGGTCGCGGCCTTCCGCGCGATCTCCGCGAACTCGCGGTGGATGGCGGTGTTTTCCTTCACGGCGGAGGTAAGTTCCGCCAGGGCGGCTTCGATGCTCATGTTGTTTCGCTCCTCTACGTCTTGTTGGCGAATCTGCCACGACCAACAACATACGCCTGCCCCATATACAGTATCAACCGAAAAGTGAACTTTCGCGTTACACCGAAAAATGATAGCAAGGTCATCGCAACAAACAATCAAGAGGCATCGCCATGTCGAGTGAAGCTGCCGTCGGGCGTCCGCGCCGACCCTACACCTTCGGACCCCTTTACGATCTTCTGAAAACGCACTTCCCGGATCATCGGTCGCCCCAAGGATTGCTTGATATTCCCAGGCTTGCCCGCGACATGGGCTTTGCCCACGAGACGATCTACCGGGCCGTGCGCGGGAACGCCGAAGCGGGCTACCCGGATGGGATGCTGAAAATCCCGGTCGCGCTCCAGATCATCCGGTTTTCGCACGAGAATCACCCCGAGGAGCCGATCTACTGGACCGACCTCCTGCCCTTCGTTCTGCCCTTCCACGACAAGTTCTCGAACCCGATGACCCCAACCGAAACCTGAAACGCCCGCCGTTCGACACTCGGAATCAGGATCGGGGGAGTGGGTCGATGAGTGACCGGAAAAGGGACAACGAGAACCGCAGGTTTGTCGTCGCCTGGGGCGTCGGCAAGGGTCTCGGCAAGATCAAACACGTCCGCAAGTCCTGGCGGAAGCTGAAACGCGACTTCGGCACGGCGTCGGTCGATGCCTCCTGCACGTTCGCTCAGTAT